GCGCTACAAAGAGGTGCTGCTTCTATCGAACGGCACGCCGGAAAAGGTGGCCCGCGTAAAAGAACTGGCCACGCGCGATGGGTTCCACTCGTTCCGCACTGCAAACGTCAATCTCGGCAAGCCGCCCAGCTTTGGTCGTAATGTGCTCGGTAAGGACGCCAGGGCGAAGGGGAGGGACACACAATTTAGTACGGGAGAGCGTAAGGAAACTCCCGCTGAGTTGGCGTGGCGCGCGGCTACTTATGAAAAGCGCGAGGAAATGCTCAAGCGTGCTGGTTTGCCCGACTTCGAGAGCGGCCACGGTTGGACGCTATTGCCGGTAGATGTGCGCAAGAAGCTGAACCGCCTGTATAAGTAGGCCGCCATGCCTCCCACTAAGAAGACTAAAAAGTCCAAGCCTCCCAACTTCGGTCCTACCAAGCGAGTCCAGCACGCCTACGAGCAAGGCATCAAGCAGATCACCGGTAGGGTGCTCACGCCCATGCGGCCAGCGCAAACCTTGGACGAGTGGCTGGCCGAACTCGAAGCGAGGTCGCAAGCCAAGGACGTGCAGGACGCTAGCGAGCTGCTAGCTAAGCGCATGTGCAAATGGATCAACCTAGGGAACGCCAAAACGTGGCGCGAGGCCGCTTCACGCACCATGCAGAGCCAGAAGCTACACCGCGCCTTGACCCACGAGCTACAGGGCCGTGTGGGCCAGGTCTTCAACGACCTGGTTGCGCAGAATGCCAAGTACATCAGCTCGGTCGCGCCCGAAGCGGCTAAGCACCTGGTTCACGAGGTGCAGACGGCGCAGACCAACGGGGCACGTGCGGGCACTATTGCTAAGATGATGCGCAAGCGCTTCCCTGAGCTGACACGTAGCCGGGTGCACCTGATTGCACGCACGGAGACGGCGAAGACTAGCTTGGCGTTAACACAAGCACGGTGCGAAGACATCGGTGCGAAGTTTGCTGAGTGGGCTACGAGCGAAGATGTACGGGTACGCGATAGCCACCGCAAGATGGACAAGGTTGTGTTCGCGTGGGATGACCTACCGTCGCCCGAAGCGCTGAACGGTGAGAAGTCTACGCTGGGCCACTACGGCCCTGGTGGGTGCCCAAATTGCAGATGCGTGGTACTGCCGATTCTTTCCGCTGATGACATTACTTGGCCGCGTAGGGTACACCACCACGGTAGTGTGCAACAAATGAACAAGCAAGAGTTTCTAACTACCTTCGGGCTTCGCGGTAGCGAGCTTTAACGTTGTAGGAGTGTGTGATGGCTGAGGATTACCGTCAACCAGGTGCGAGGCAGTGGGATAACCCTAATGTGCGTATTCACCAAGATGAGGTGGAGCGCACGGGCAAGGCATTACGCTTGGCACAAGAGTCGAAGGACCGCGAGCGCACGCGTGCCGCACAAAGTGCCTACACAACGGCACGCAAACTATGGGAAGACGCCGAGGCATCCGCTTTCGTGCGCAATAAGAAAGCGTACCGTCCCAAAGGTGCTGGCGTAATGAAAGCCACTGACGCGCTTCCCGCGCCGATCCCTGTACGTGACGCTCGGTCACCTCTTGATACCAGATACTTGGATTTGCTGAAACAAGGCTTTATGAAGCAAGGTCGTAAAGTGCCTAAGGGAAAGGTGTGGCAATGCTGGCTTCCTAATGACGAGGGCATGGCTTACGAAGGCACATCCAGGCCAGAAGCAGAACGGCTGGCGAGTAAGTACGGAGGTACTGTGAAAGCCGCCGACGCGGCCCGCCTTCATCGCGCACTGGACGCTGCCATGGATCGGCGGGCTAGCGCGAGGGACGCGCAGTTCAGTATGAGTCCGGCAAAAGTAGATGCCGCACGTAAGGCGTGGGTCGCGGCGTCCGAGATAGCCGACAAGTTGGCGGATGAATGCAAAGCTGCTGAAAAGCTCGCGGAGCACTGGCAGGAAGCTTGGCGCAACGCGAAGACTCCTGACGAGAAGGCGAAAGCAGGCGCACAGTGCGACTTAGCGGGGCGTGCTGCCGGACGTGCGCGGAGAATATCGGTGGATGCCAACATAGCTGAAGAGAAGGCCAAGCAAGCGTTACCGGCTGGTCTTCGTAAACGGATGTAGCCCACCATCAAGTAGCAAGGACTCAATCAACCAAAACAATGATCGCGACCGGGTGCCCGGCGCGCTAGGAGAATTCAACAAATGAAGAAGTTTCTCGGCATCCTGTTTGCGCTTGCTACGTTGCCCACCGTCATGGTTGCGCAGACCTACACAGCTCAGTCCGGCGTCAGTCTGTTCACTACGCAGCTTGCTACGGCCACGGCCACCAGTAGCGTAGTCCGCCTGCCCACCTTCAGCGGTGCGGGCAATATCAGCATCACCGGCTCTGGCATCACGGGCTCGCCCAGCGGCTGCACTATTGCGCTGGCTTATGAACAGAACAACGCCACTACTGCCACCAGCGCCGTCGCCACTATCAGCTTCACTCCTGGCAACAGCGTTCAGCAATTGGCGGTCACGCCCACGGTGCCTTCTGGTGATAACTACGTTGCCACGTACGCGTGCTCGTCCACGTACCCCACTGCGGGCTACATCAGCGTGAGTTTCAGCCCTGTACAGGCCGACGTGCTCACCAACGTGGCGGGCGTGGGTGATCCCTGCAAGAATCCTGCGGCCGGTACTACAAGCGTTGCGGTTAGCGGTGTTACTACGTTGGCGCAGCAAGTGGCGCTTAGCGCTGGTAAGCAGATCTATGTGTGTCAGTTCACGGCTTCGGTTGGTACGACGGGCACGGTTCAACTTGAATACGGCACGGGCACGAATTGCGGTACGGGCACTACGGCGTTGACAGGTGCAGTTAATGTTGCAGCCAATACGCCGGTGTCCATCGGTTGGGGCGGAGCGGTTGTCACGACCCCTGCAAGCAACGCGCTCTGCTTGGTCGCTTCGCAGGCTGCAGCCGGAGTTATCAGCTACGTCCAGCAGTAATGGCCAGGTGGCAAGGACCATGGCCATACAAGGCGGTAAGCATGCCCACCGTAGTACGACGGCGCATCGTGGTTAGGAAAGACGACGTACTTGTTGTCAACGGGCTGGCGCTGGACGGGGAAGTGCTGAAAGACATGATGGACCCGTCCAAGCGCCTGCTCTGGGCGTTTGTACGCGAAGACGGTGACGTTAGACCGGTGGCGTACGCAGAAGATCGTGTGATCTGGTTGCAAGACGACGACCTTGTGCGTAAGGGTAGTGATCTGGTCTAACAGGATGTTGAGAATAGCGCGACGGCGCGACAAGGCGGCCTAACTCCAGGCCGCCTTTCTCAGCTTTACATCTGGAGAGCGTAAGGAGACGCAAGCATGGCCGCGAAGATGTGTGCTGCTAACAAAGTTGCAGCGAAGAAACGACAGGGCTGTATTTACTACCTCAAGAATTTGCAAAGTGGTAAGGGCTACGTAGGGCAGCACGCTACGTCGGAAGTAGAGCGTAGATGGAATGGGCACATAACCGCCGCTGCACGTGGGTCTAGGCTGGCCATACACGCGGCTGTTCGTAAGTATGGTGTAGAAAATTTTTCAGCGGAAGTAGTCTGGCGCGGGAGCACTGATCAACTCAACGATAAAGAGTGCTTCTACATTAAAAAGTTGGGCACGTTCATCGACACTGGCAAAGGCTACAACCTTACAACAGGCGGTGGGCAGTTTGAGATGTCACAGTCTAGTAAACGCGCAATAGCCAAAGCTGTGAGCATGCAGTGGAAAGATGCGAAGTTTAGGTCTGCTACATGCGATGCCATTTCTAAGGCAAATTTTGTGCGGTACCAAGATCCAGAGCAGCGTGCTAAGCGTGTGGAAGTAATGCGCAGGTTGTGGCAAGACCCAGATTATCGTGCCAAGATGACACAGAGTTTGCGCGGGCGTAAGTTCAGTGAAAATGGTAGAGCAATTATGGCGCAGGCGTTGGAGCGTACAAGAACAAGGCCAGGTTATGGTGAGCGCTTGTCTGCCGCACAAAAATTGTCCTACGCTAATGATCCTGCACGGCGGGACGTTAACCGCACACCGAAGTGCCGAGCTGCCGCCCGTGAAAGAACACTGCGACAATTTGCTTCGCAAGAGGCACGTGACGCTGTAAGCCAGCAGAATAATCGGCTCTGGGCTGATCAAACATACAGAGTGGCACAAACAGCTAAGATAGCGGCGGGTAAGGCGCGTAAAAAGACAGAAAGGTTGGCGGCTGCAAATGGCAACAACAACTCGGCCTCGTGGCCGTCAACGTAAGACTACGGCACTGGATGTTAAGAGGCAGGCGCAAGCTCTAGGGCTCTCGGGTGCGATGACTACACAGGCACGCGACGCATTTTCCAATCTCTTAGCACGTACGGGCTTTGGGTCTACTAGCCTTGAGAACGGCTCTGAGTATCCACTTACTAGATTTTCGCTTCAGTTTTGGAGTTTAATTTCGCTCTACGAAAGTTCGTGGCTTGCACGCCGCGTGGTTGACGCACCTGCCGCCGACATGCTCAAAACCTGGCCGCGCATTATCAGTGACACTAGCCCAGAGGACTTGGGCAAGGTTGCTAAAGCCATCCGCAAGACTAACACCAAGGGTGTCTTCTTAGAAGGGCTCACCTGGGGCCGTCTATTTGGCGGTGCAGGCGCGTTGATCGTAGTCAAGGGCCATGAACACGAGTTGGACCAACCACTTGACCTAGATAACGTGCCGCTTGGTGGCTACCAGGGATTGGTGACATTCGACCGGTGGAGCGGAATTCAGCCCAGCGGCGAAGTGTGCGAAGACACCGAGCGCCCGCTGGACGTGGGCCTGCCAGAGTATTACACGGTCACGCCGCAGGGCGGTTCAGGGTTCAGGGTCCACGCCAGCCGCATCATTAGGTTCTGCGGGCCTAAGATGCCGGAGCCCGAGAACTCAGTTTATAGTGGCTGGGGCATTAGCGTTCTCGCACCCGTGCTGCAGAGCATGAATAGCTATGAGAATCTAAGCGCTAACGCGC